AAAAAAGCGGCAGCGAAAGCGCAGATGATAGACAGTCCCCAAAAGCACTACGATTACCCGATTACGCCCCCACGGCTGTTGCGCGGCGTTGCCCCATCATCCGCCCCCGTGATGGCGATGGATGCGCCAGCCTATACCGAATTCCATTATTCTGGCGGCGGCTTTCCCGGCTTCCCTTATTTGGCGCAACTGGCTACCCGCTCCGAGTTCCGGGCGTTCGCGGCGGCACTGTCAACGGAATTGACGCGGGAATGGATAGAGCTGACATCCAGTCAGGATGATGACAGTGCAAGCGAAAAACTCAAGGCGATTGAGGCTGAATTCAAACGGCTGAACTTGCGCGGCGTTATTCAAAAAGCGGCAGAACATGACTGCCTGTTTGGTCGTGGTCAAATCTATCTGGACATCGTGGGTGCTGACCCGAAAACACCGCTGATATTATCCCCCAAAACCATTGGTACGGGGGCGATAAACGCAATAAAAACGATTGAGGCGATTTGGACAACCCCGGCGGCATACAACAGCAATGACCCTACCGCGTCCGACTTCTACGCGCCTACAGGCTGGTATGTGCTGGGCAAAGAGGTTCACGCCTCCCGACTGATGACCATCGTCACGCGCCCATTACCCGACATCCTCAAACCAGCGTTCAATTTCGCCGGAATGTCACTGTCACAATTGGCAGAACCCTACGTTGACAACTGGTTGCGCACACGGCAAAGCGTTTCAGACCTGATAAGCAACTTTTCCATTACGGCACTTGCCACGGCAATGGATCAGGTTTTACAAGGCGACGACGACGGGCAAGACCTGATTAACCGAGCCACCTTGTTCACGACTCTGCGCAGCAACAAGGGGTTGATGCTGCTGGACAAAGAGCGTGAGGAGCTTGTGCAGATCAACACCCCATTGTCTGGCTTGCATGAACTGCAATCTCAAGCACAAGAGCAGATGTGCAGCGTATCGCGCCTGCCCGCTATCGTCCTCACTGGTATCAGCCCCAGTGGGCTGAATGCCAGCTCAGAAGGTGAGGTACGGGCGTTTTACGATTGGATAGCTGCACAACAAGAAAGCCACTGGCGGAGACCGATTGAAACCGTGTTATCGCTGGTGCAACTGTCTCTATTTGGCGAGATAGACCCTGACATCAGCTTTAACTTTGTGCCACTTTACCAAATGAGCGCAATCGAGCTGGCGGGTATCCGAGCACAGGATGCCAACACCGCAGCCACGTACATTGACAGGGGCGTGCTTGACCCACAAGAAGAGCGCGAACGTTTGGCGCGTAGCAAGGATAGTGGGTATCACGGGCTAGATGTTGATGCGATGCCGGAGATAGCAGATGCCGAAGAAGCCTAAAACCGCCCGTGCTGTCTCTGCCAACCGTGGGCTAGAAGCCAAGTACCGCAAGGCTCTATTGAAGTTGGTCGATGAAATGCAGTCATCCCTTGAGTATTGGTTGACGGCTGCCTACCGAGAAGCACCACCTCGCATGGCGCAAGATGCCAGCCCCGTGAACTACGTAAATAACCTGATGCGCGGCTTAGCGTTGCGCTGGCAAAGACGTTTCGATGTTTACGCGGACAAATTGGCGGATTATTACGTCAACGGCATGTTCCGCAGTTCCGACCGTGCGTTACGGCAATCACTAAAGGATGCAGGTTGGTCTGTCGATTTTGAGATGACGCAAGAAATGCGTGACGCTCTAAACGCCACGATTGCAGAAAACGTCGGGCTGATACGCTCCATCCCGCAACAGTATCTACAGCAAGTCGAGGGCGTGGTGATGCGCTCGTACACGCAGGGGCGTGATTTGGAAACGATGGTTAAAGACCTGAAGGCGCTGTATCCGAATGCAAGCCATCGGGCGGAACTTATCGCCCGTGACCAGTCCAACAAAGCCAACGCTACCGTGCAGCGCACTCGGCAAATGGAACTTGGCATAACTGAGGCAATTTGGATGCACTCTCACGCGGGAAAAAAGCCACGACCCGACCACGTAGCCGCAAATGGTAAAAAGTACCGCATTGCCGAAGGGTGTTTGATTTCAGGGGAATATATTCAGCCGGGCTACGAAATAAATTGCAGGTGTACAAGCCGTCCGGTATTGCCGTTTTAACGGGCATTAAAAAACCCGCCGATAGACTCGAAGCGGGTTGAGTTGCTTCCTCAATGGGGGTAATATTGAGGTTCTGTTAAACAACCCGGCAACAATACCATGACTACGCAATCTATTCAACTTGTCCAGACTCACGGGCAGCAAGCATTTACTACTTCCTTGATCGTTGCGGAAGAGTATGGGAAGCGCCACGCCGACATTACCCGCGCAATCCGTCAAATGTTAGAATCCGTAGATTCCGAGATTTCCAAATTCTCGCAACGCAATTTTACACCGCGAGATTATATTGATGCACGGGGAAAGGCGCAGCCTATGTACCAAATCACCGAGGACGGGTTTTTTGAACTAGCAATGTCTTTTACTGGCGATAAGGCACGTAAGACCCGTATTCGCTTCATCGGCGCATTCCGCAAAGCCCTTGACTACATTGCTGAAAACTTCAAAGACCCACCGAGAACCGGGCTAATTCATGAGAAGCGTGCCTCAATGTGGGATATGACCGATGCTTTAAAAGAGATTCGCGCAGAAGCTGGTAAGGATACCAAGTCATTCCACTACGCCACCGAGAACAAGCTGCTGAATTGGTGTGTGCGAGGTGAATTTAAGCCGTTGGATGAATCCAGCCTGAGCAATGAAGAGGTGGAACTGTTGCGCAAAGTGAGGATGAAGGATGCCGCATACATCCGCGCAGACATGGAATACGAAGAGCGCAAGGCAAAACTGAAAGCCTATGCTGATAGATTAAGGGTCATAAAGCTGATAGCCTGAAACCAAAGCCCTCCAACCTAGGGCTTTTTCAATTCTGTGATTGCCAACCCAATAAAAAACAACGATAATGACGAAATGAAAACCATTCTTGCATTCGATCGCTCCTCCCGCACCGTTGATGCCGACGGTCGTTTGCATGTGGACAAGTCTCACATCAGCAAAGCCGCCATCAACCCTTACTACGGGCGCGAAATCCCGAAATGGGACGAACTTGGTTTGCAGCCAAAGACCATTTATAAGCTCTATCGTGACCCGGCAGAGCTGGCAAAAGCCGCCCCAACCTTTGCCCGTTTGCCAATCCTCAAAGAACACATCCCCGTCACTGTTGATTCACCCCGTCCTGATTTGGTTATCGGCGCTATCGGCTCTAACGTCGAGTTTAACGCGCCCTATCTGGATGCCGATCTGGTGTTCTGGGATGCCACAGCCATCGCCGGAATTGAGACAGATACCGTGCGAGAGTTATCATGCTCCTATCGGTACATTGCCGACATGACACCGGGCAATGTGAACGGCGAATCCTACGATGGACGTATGACCGAAATCATGGGCAATCACTTAGCACTGGTTGAAGTCGGTCGTGCTGGTGCTGATGTGTATGTGTCCGACTCCAACCCATTTACGGAAACCACTGAAATGAAACGAAAATCTACTATCAAGGCGGCGGTGCTGGCAAAAGATGCTACGCTGTCAGCAGAGCAACTCGACAACGTGATTGATGCCCTGATTGGCGTCGAAGATGATCCAGAGGCGGCAACGCCCCCGCCCGCTGCTGTGGATGAATCCCCTGCGGAAAAGGTCAAAAGCATGTTGGCTGGTAAAGTGGACGAAGCCACCATTTCCGCCATCTGCGACCTGATTGCACCGCCAGCCGCAGCCGACGAAGACCCTAAAGATGACGAAGACAAGGTGAGCAAGGAAGACGTTAAAGCGGCGATGGATGCGATGCGCCAAGAATTCCGTGATGCGACCGAAGCACGCGCTGCCGTCCGCCCTGTCGTGGGTGATGTGATTGCGATGGATTCATCGGCTGACATCTACGGTTTCGCGCTCGACCACTTGAAAGTCGATCACAAAGGCGTTACCGGGCTGCCAGCACTCAAAGCACTGCTGAAAGTTGCAACCGCCAAAGCACAAGCCGCTCCCATCGTTGCCGCTGATTCAGCGGGTGCGGTTTCCAAATTCCCCGGCATTGCCCGGTTTAAGACAGTTTAAGGAGGGCAGGTTATGCCATTTCAAAAGAGCACGAATACGTACCCAGCCCCGGCGAATGCGGGTGATTTTGCCAGTAGCAACCCGCGTGCAAGCGTCGTAAGCCCTGAGGGTGGTTTTGTTGCTGCAACGGGCGGCGTGACGGTCGGTCGATTTGCGTGGGCAACAGGCACAACCGTTGCAAACACAGGCACTGGCGCACCTACGGGGTTCATTCACCGTGAGCAGCAAGCCAGCATCACCACGTATCTGGCAGAGTCGGGCAATGCCGTGCTGCAAGGTCAGCCCGTCACCCTGATGCGCGACGGCGATTACTGGTTTACTGCCAACACTAACGCGGCTGTGGTCGGGCAAAAGGTATTCGTCAAGCTAGCGGACGGTACGACCCAAACAGGCGCGGCTGGCGCTACTATTTCCGGTTTCGTCGAAACCGCCTTTGTCGTATCGCAAGCGTGCCTGACGGGTGAACTTGCTGTAATGAGCCTGTAAGGAGTAACTCATGAATCCAACATTACAAGCCATCGCCGAAGCGGTAGGCATTCACTTCATGGGCGTTCGCGCTCAATTGCAGCCGGATAACGTCCGCTTGCGGATGGCACATGATGGCGGGTTTGCGTGTGATGCGCAGCCGACCATGATTACGTCAAGCAACAGCGGCATTCCGGCGTTCCTGTCTACCTTCGTTGACCCGAAGCTGATCGAAGTTCTGGTAAGCCCCATGAAAGCGGTCGAGATCGTCGGGCAGGAAGTTAAAAAGGGCGATTGGACAACCGAAACCGTCATGTTCAGCATGATCGAATCGACTGGGCAAACCACGGCTTACGGCGACTACAATGAAACCGGAAGCACTGGCGTTAATGCCAACTTCCCGCAGCGTCAAAGTTTCCACTACCAGACTGTGACCCAATGGGGTGAGCGTGAGCTTGAGCGTGCTGGCTTGGCTAAGATCGACTTAGCCAACCGCCTGAACATCGCCAGCGCACTGACTCTGAACAAGTTCCAGAATAAGGCGTACTTCAACGGCGTGGCTGGCTTGCAGAACTACGGATTGCTGAATGACCCGCAACTGAACGCGGCAATTGTGCCAACCACCAAAGCAGCCACGGGTACAAGCTGGACGGTTGCCACGGCACTGGAAATCCTCGCGGACATCCAGAAACTGTTTAAGCAGTTGCAAACCCAAAGCGGCGGCTTGATCGAGTTAGACACCAAGATGACGCTGGCTATGTCGCCATCATCCGAAGTGTACCTGACTAATACGACCACCTATAACGTGTCTGTGGCGGATATTCTCAAGAAGAATTTCCCCGGCATGACTGTCAAAACCGCACCCGACTACAGCACGGGCAGTGGTGAGTTGTTGCAGTTGATCGTGGACGAATACGAAGGTCAACGCACTGCTGAATGTGCGTTCACTGAAAAGATGCGTGCGCATCCTGTCGTGATTGGCTCTTCCAGCTTCCGCCAGAAAAAATCTCAGGGTGTTTGGGGAACGATCATCTACCGTCCTATGTTTATTGCTCAAATGCTGGGGGTGTAAAGTGGCTGCTATCCATTGCAAACTGCCAAACGGCATCCGGTTGGAGCTTGGCGAAAAGTCCGTAACCCTGAATGGCGTTAACCGTGCATCAATCATCGGGGCGGACTACGGCACAACGGAAGTGGACGATGGTTTTTATGCCGAGTGGGTGAAGGCTAATAAAGACTTCGCACCGCTCAAGTCTGGCGCTATTTTTGCCGCCAAAGCAGCGGACGCAAAAGCCAAGTCGGATGATCAGCCCAAAACAGGGCTAGAGCCAATTGACCCGGCAGCGTCTAGCGTCACCCCCGCAACGGCTGACTAATGGCTATCGTCGCGTTTGACCCGGCTGCATTCAAAATCCGTTACCCAGCATTTGCTGGCGTGGCGGATGCAATGCTGACGGCGTGTTTTAAGGACGCGGGGTTTTACCTGTCAAACAGTGACGGCAGCCCTGTGTCGGATGTTGATCGGCGTGAGCGGTTGTTGTGGATGGTAACGGCTCACCTCGCTTTCTTAGGCGGTGCATTGTCGGAGGATGGGTTGCCCCGTCCTGTCGGCATCATGACATCAGCCACAGAGGGCAGTGTGTCAATTGGCATGACAGCACCTACCGCCACACCCGGCAGCGGTGAGTGGTTTAAGCAGACCCAGTGGGGCGCACAATTTTGGCAGGCGACTACGGCATTGCGGGGTTTCCGATGGGTGCGTTAAGCGGTGGCGATAGGGTCATGAGACGCTTGGCGGAAATCGCCGAACAGATGGGCGGTGGGCGTGTTTCCGTCGGGTTTATGTCGGGTGCGACGTATCCAGATGGTACGCCCGTTGCTGCTGTGGCTGCATCCAATGAGTACGGCATTCCCACCAAGCATCAGCCTCCCCGCCCGTTTTTCCGCAACATGATTGCTAAAGAGTCGCCGACGTGGGGTGACAAGCTGGCAAGCCTTGCTCCTATGGGTGGGCATACAGCCTTATCGCTCATGGGTGAGGACATAGCTGGGGCGTTGAAACAGTCTATCAATGACCTGACCGACCCGCCACTTGCCGCCCGAACGATTGCCGAGAAGGGTTTTGCAAAGCCGTTGATCGACACGTCACACATGATTAACTCTGTAACCTATGTTGTGGAGGATTAATGGACTTACGCGGCATAGCAAACGGCGCAATACAGCCAATCAATGGCAATATCCTTGTGACGTGGACGCGCCCCGATGGCACGTTTTTGACGGATGCGGCGGGACATCGGACTGCCAATGTAACCACATCAACGGTAGCGGCGCAGGTGCAAGCCCTTTCGGCAAACGATCTGCAACATATTGATGGACTCAATATTCAAGGTGTCAAGCGTGCGGTGTACCTGTACGGTGATGTTCAGGGGATTGTCCGCTCTGACCAAAAGGGCGGCGACATCCTGACTTTTGATGGGCATGACTGGCGCGTGGTGCAGGTGTTGGAAACGTGGTCTAGCTGGTGCAAAGTAGTCGTGGTGATGCAATGACACAAAACGATGTTCTAACGGCGTTACGCGCCTTCCTGCTGCTGATCGTCCCGGCTGGAACGCAGGTCATCGCTGCTCAAGACAACGGCGTGCCGATGCCGATTGACCCGTTTATCTCGATGAACCTAATCAGTGTCGAGCGGCTATCCACCAACCACACCGATTACCCCGGCACGGATGAGGCAACGGAAACCGCACCCAGTAAAATCACCGTGCAACTCGATTGTTATGGGGCTGATTCTGGCGACACCGCAGCCCGTATTATGACGATGTT